TGCTAGAGCAAATCACGTCAACGCCTCCGGCGGATATGGTAGCGCTCCTTTGGGCGGTGGTGGGTGGCCTATCGCTGGCCGTTGTCCAGCTTTGGCGGCTCAATGGGCAGAAGAACAAGCAGATTTCCGACCTGCATTCCGAGATCGGGAGGCGGACATCCTGCCTGTATCGGCAATTGCTGGAAACGCAGACGGCCTGGAGGGAAGCGGAGCGCCGCCACGCCCAGGAAATGTTCGAAGCGGCGAAGGCGGCGGATATGGCGGGGAATGCAGTCCGAGCGGCGATAGAAGCGCTCAAGAAGAAGCCCGGCGGGCCTTGCTAGAGCTAAAGCGCGGCATCGCGCGCAACCAGCAACTTGCCGTCGAATTGGCTGCGCTTGTGGATCGCATCAAACACATCGACTAGCCCAGTCGCCGCAGGCCGAACGGGCCAAATTGCAGTAGCCAGGAATTGCCCATTCGGAAGAAATGCGGCCGCGACACAGGCCACCACAGAAGCAGCGTAAACGGAGCTCCCGGCAGCTTCCATTCGCGGATTATCATTTACCCCCGCGCACGAGCTGTTCGCGCTCATCTTCAGTCATTCCCCTTCCTCCATCCCCGCCGCCCGGCGGAGTTCTGCGATGCGGGCGAGGTCAGCTTCGATAGCCTGTTGGGCATAGTCATGCGTGAGCAACTGGCTGACGAGGTCTGCGTTTTCGGTTGCGTTATCCAACACCTGCCGCAGCAGTTCACGCGGGACCGTTACGGTGTCATCGGTCGCGCTCGCTAGGCCAGACAGGAAGTTTGCGCCCTGCAACAGCGCCTGATCTCCGCCTGCAAACCTGCCGCCAGCGCCGCGGCCTTGAGCATCCAGCAACACGCTGGCGCAAATGTGTAGTTGCTGGCTTGTTATTTTCGTCATATGCATTTCCCCTTCGCATCATGCGCCGCTTTCAGCGCATCGCGTATGGCTTGTGTGATTGGTGCCAGGGCTGGCAGAGCCGGGCGCTCCGGCTTGATGCCAAGCATGTCGGCAAGGTCGCGCGGGAAGTCGGGCGGGAGTGTGTCAGTCATTTGCCCGGCCGCCGCTGCACATACAAAATCACGAAGTGATAGGCGATCATAACCGCCAGCCAAGATGCGGCAGACCATCCGGCGCTATGCGTTGCTAGGGCAACGACGACGGGGATGGCTGTTGGCCACGTAACCACCAGTTTTACGCAAATATCTAGCAGGAAATCGCGCATCATCATCCTCCAAGCGTAAGCGGGGCCGGAGCCCCGCGGGTTATGTTACTATTGCGCAAGCCCGGCTGCATAACCAGCGTCATAGTGCGGGCAATCACCGATCAAATCATTGCGCCCCTGCCGGGCATGAATTTTGCCCTGCGAATAGCGCCGGGCTGCGCGGGCATCATCCGGCGTCCATTCTGCGAAGTGCTTGGCCGGATATTCGGGGATCATCGGGTTGGTCATCTGTCTGTTCCTCTGTTGCGTTGTTGATGCCCCATATATAACCCGCCCCATTGCCAGCGTCAACAAAAAAATTACGCTGGCCTGATTTTTGCCGGGGATGCCATCCTTTGCGCGGGTCTCTGACGAACCAGGGGCTAGGCACCGCGCTTTGGCGCTCTGGCAGGAATGGCTTGGCGGACGCCCCGGCCCGCCCGTGGAGGTACGCCCGCCCCTATTGCATGCCGCGCTCTGCGGTTTCCTTGTCAGGCCTCTGCGCTAGCGCTTGGGCTATGTGATAATACGCCTCGTCATTGCTCACGCCCGCATTCACGCAGGCGTTCACCATTAGCCCCGCGCCAAGGGCGAAAATATCGCCCCATGACGCATCGTCCCGGCGCAGGCGAACAATGATGGCTTCTGTGTTTTCGTGTATGTCGTCGTCGTTCATCATGCATCTACCCTCACAGTGCGTTAATGGTTGCTAGCGTTAGCCCAAGCGCGCATGCGGCATAGCTTTTACTCTTGCGCTGCGCACGCCGCGCTTTCCGCAAAAACTGTTCCTTGCGAAATTGGCTGTGATTGGCACTAGCGCTAGCCAAAAAGCCGCGGGCGCTTGCCGCCCATTCTGCAGCATGGTTTTGTTCTTGCTTGGCCAAAAAAGCCGCGCGCGAGCCAATGCTTTTTTGCATCACTTGCCCGCCTCTTCCTTTGTTTTTAGATGAAAGCTGCTGCCTCCGCTCGCCATCCTGCGCTGATAGAATACGCCAAATTCTGCCATTGGCTGAGGGTCGCGCGGATCACGCGGCGGCAGTTTTACCGTCTTTTTTTCTTCACTCATGCTGCTATCCTCTGTTGCGTTGCTTCGCTCCATTCCGCCTCACTGACGGGCACAAGAACCACGGTGCCCATCCAAACCGGAACCTCTGTCACTCGATAATAGCGCGGCTCGCTATCGTCCGCCAGCCCGCGCACATCTACCGCCCATTCACGCCGCGTCGGCAGCATGCGGCCATTGTGGAACATCTCTATGCCAACAACACCCGCGCTATCTGGGCGCGTGACGCGCATTAAACATCCGACATGCGCAACCCGGCTAGATGCTGTTACTAGCCGCGCTCTGGCATGTTCTTGCCGCTTCGCATAGGCCTCAGCAACTGCGCGCCAAACATCAAAAGATACCTCTCCAGGTGACGGTTCACCATGAGTTTTAATAACACGTAATGGCGTGCCATGATCTCGATGCAAAGCCCGCCCGATCCGCGTAAACGGCCAACGCAAATCAAAGCGGAAAAACCAGTACAAACCGCGCCGCACCTCCGCCAGAGGCTCTTGCCGTGCTTGGCTTAGGATAAGTTGGCGATAAACCGCAGCTTGTTTCGCCGCAGCGTCGATTGCCCATTCTACATTGTCGGGTCTTACGTGTCGCACCGTTCCCATCCTCCGCGGCTCGCTGGCATCGTAAACGCTGGCCACGCACCCCAGGCGTGGCAGTTGGGCTCTGGCTCATAGAGCCAGGGGAACAGTCGTCGCATCATCGTTTCGCTCCTTCGCATCGTTCGCAAATTCTCTGCAACTGCCGCCGGTGCATTCGCAGCATGTCGGCAGCGTGTTGCTTGTTGCCATTGGCCTTCGCCAGCGCGTCATAGACAAGCGCTTCTTGCAAGGCGACGTAGTGCCGACGCAGCGCAGGCCAGTCGTTAATCTTGGCTCTCGGCATTACCAGCATCGTTGCTCTCCTGCGCTTGCTTTGTTTTTCGCGGCGGCGGCTCAATGGGCCACGCATCGCGCTGACCGGGCGGGACATGCCAGCGCTTGCGGCTTGGCTTGATAAGCTGGCTTGCGTTCTTCCGTCGCGCCATCAATCATCCTCCATCGTTCGCAGCGCATGAAACCGAACACCATGCTCGGCACCATACGCCTCAATCCACTCAATCAACTCGGCCATTTGCGCCTTAGTCAACCGGCTAGACCGAAACCCAATCGGGAACGGCTGGCCTGACAGTCCGGGGATGAATTGCACCTCATGCCCGCAAGCCTGCATCACCAGACCTTTCCAGGTCTCTGGCGTGTAGCGCCTGCCTTCGGGGCATTGCCGGGATAAGTCCGTCAGCATTGCCCACATACGCGCATTCTGCGATAGCGTGCGCCCCGGCGGCTTGATCGTGACCACGGACCCAGCAGGCGCTCGCACGATGGCATGCGTTGCAAGCCGCCGCTGTTCCTCCCCGGCTAGAATGATAGTGTTGCCGGTCATTAAAAGGCGACTTTCTCTGTCCACGTCCGCACGCCCGCGATTTCCTTGTCGCGGCAATGGCGGCGAACGTACTCATCCACAAACGCCACCACGGCCTCGCGGTCATTCGTGGCAATCCATGCCAGCGCGTCGCGGTAGTTGGTGATTTCGTGCCGGTGTTCAGTGCGTAAGCCGCGGACTTCAACCTTGGTCGCCGCCGCCTGCTTGGCCGCGTCGATAGCTGCCTGCTTGGCTTCCGCCGCTTGGCGCTGCGCTTCGATGTTGCCAGCGTCCGCAGCCATCGCCGCCGCCTCGGCTTCGCGCTTCTTGCGCTCGGCTTCCTCATACGCGGCCCGCCGGGCGGCTTCCTGTTCCGCTGCCAGTTTGCGCTTGTAGTCGCTGACGATGGCCGCAAGCCCTTTGGTGATCCTGTCCAGATCATCCTCGGCAGGCTTCCACCGCGCAACCTCTGCCTTCCATGCCTCATGTAGCGGGCCGGTGGCGGCGTCGCGGGCTTCCTTGATCGCCTTGCGAGCGGCTTTGACTTGCTTCGCCAGCGCGTCCACAGCCTTCATTTGCTCGGCGTTGGTGACGGGTTCGCCGTCAAGCCAGTTGGCAGCCTCGGCTAGAGCATCGTCAAACGGCGCGAGCGTTGCTTCGACAGGATCGGGCGGATTGTTGCCGCCGATCACGGCGCGGGGATTATCGGTCATGTCATCCTCCTAGAACGGTATGTTGTCGTCAAAGATCGGCTCGCCCGGCTGGTGCTGTTGCGCCGCCAGTTGCGCCTTGCGCGCCTTGGCTGCAGCCTCAATGCCGGGCGCCGTGCGCACGGCAGGCGGAAGCATGCGCCATTTCGCTTTTAGGTCATCCTCGCTAACCGCGCCTTCGAGCATCTCACGCGCCGCGGCAATCGTGGCGGCGGCGGGCTTGTCCTGGTCAATGCCCACGTTGCCCTGGTCGCGCCTCTTGCCAGTGTTGGCATTGCCCGCGCCCTTAGCGCCTTCGCCGTCATCATCTTCTGGCGCAACGCCAGCCATAGCCATCAGGCCGTAGCGGCGCGCGTAAGTCATGGCGCTGCCGTAGCCTTGCATATCGTTTTTGCCAAAGATCAGCGGCACTCGGCATGCGAGCCGCTCGCCGCTTGTGTGCAAAAGCACAGTTTCGACATAGTGCCCGCCTTCATCGCTTCCGGCTGGCTGTATCACGGCAATGCCGTGCTTGTGCAGCGCTTCCATGCAAGCATCCATGACCGCTGCCAGATCGGCGTATTTGGCTTTAAAGTGCGGATTGTTCGATTGCTTGCGCGCGGGCTCCATTTCCGCCTGCGCCGCCACCAGCGCCGCAGCAATCGACGTGTGCGCCACGGCTTTTGTTTCGTCCGTCATTTCATCCTCGCTTTCATATCCAACCTAGCAAGCGCGCGCAGTATGCGCATCCCGCCGTGATTATAACGCCAGCAATCAGGCCGATCACAACCGTCCAATTCATGGCGACTTCCCCCGGATCAACCTCGCTGGCGTCCGGGTCCAGGTCTAGCGGCGGTTCAGCTTTCTTCATTGAAATCACTCACCGCGGCGGCGTCGATCCAATCAGGCGCGGGCTTTGTGGCGTTCTGCGCAGCCATCGCTCGCATATGGCATGCCCGGCGGATCGCACGAGTGGCTCGCGCCTGATCTGTTTCGTGCTCGCGCCTAATGATGCTTAGGTTCAATGCCCAAATCGCATCATGCATGTAAGTCCATGCAGTTGCCTGATCCGTTGCCCGTTCCGCCAGCCGGGCGCGTTCCCATGCCCGTGTTGCGTGTTCATTCATAGCGGCGTTCCTTTCTCGGCTTCGCGGTTCTTGATGGCCTGCCATTGCGCGCCAGTCATCGGCGTGCCAGTGAAAAGCTGGTAATCGTGCAAGATACGGTTCGGTATCAGCACCATCTCGCCATCTACCATCAGGAAATCCGGCCATTGCTTGCGCGGCGGCTGTTCCGGGCGCGGGCTCATGTATTGGTCATAGAAACGGCAGTTGCTCATGTTATCCTCCGCAGTTATGCGTATTCGCCGCGGCCAAGCGCCATGTCACGAATGTTTTCAATTTCATCGGCGATGCGCCGCATTTGAGCGGCGTCGGACCAATTGACCGCCTCCGGGTCAGTGTCGAAATGATCTTCGCTCGCAGCCATCAACTGGGCCAGCGCATTGTCGATCTGCACTTTGGCAGCCAAGAAAGCCTCAATTGCGGTTGCGTGTACCATCTGTCTATTCCTCATTCGCGTTTCGATGCCCCTAGAGATAAACGTCCCTGTGGATAGCGTCAACAAAAAAAATACATTGACCAGAAAATTTTTTGCGCTTATGTATCGGGACATGAAAACAAGCCCCCGAACAGTGGCGACACTGATAGGCTACCAACGGCTCGCGGATGCAGTCGGTGTTAGCCGTGAAACCCTGAGAAACACGGTTTGCAAGCCCCAGCTTCCGGCAAGTTGGATGGTGCAAGTGCGCCGCCTTTTGGCGGAAGATGGCCGCGATCCGATAGCGGAAGCGCCTGATAGCTTGTTCACGTTCAAGTGAGGCGGCAATGAGCCTAGCAGAGTATCGCGAATTTATCGCCGCCCGCGGGCCGGTTGCGCCGAAGCACGGCTTTGTGGCAAGCGATATCAACCCCAAAGCCAAAGCGCACCAGGAAGCTGTTATTCGGTTCGCGCTGGAAACCGGCAAGTCCGCCGCGTTTCTTGATACCGGATTGGGCAAGTCGTTTATTGAGCTTGAATTTGCCCGCCAATGTGCAGAGGAAACAGGCAAGCCATCGCTAATCCTGACGCCGCTGGCGGTTGCCGGACAGATGGTCAGGGAGGGGCAGAAATTTGACATTGACGCACGGCAGATCAGGGAACAATCCGAAGTCGGCGCGGGCACCATGGTTGCCAACTATGAGCGGTTGCCAAAACTGGACCCCGACGCATTCGGCGCGATTGTGTTGGATGAAAGCAGCATCCTGAAAAGCTATGCCGGGCAAACCCGCGCGCGCATTCAATCTGCCTTTGCCGATCACGAATACAAGCTGGCAGCGACCGCAACGCCATCGCCGAACGACCATACCGAACTAGGCAATCATGCCGAGTTTATGGGCGTCATGCGTCAGCAAGAGATGCTGTCAAAATGGTTTATCAATGACACATCGACGGCAAGCCAAGAATGGCGGCTCAAAGGCCATGCCGTTAAAGATTTCTGGCGATGGGTAGCGTCATGGTCGCGATGCGCCACGCTGCCAAGCGACCTAGGCGGCGACGATATCGGCTATATCCTGCCAGAAATTTACCGTCGCATTCATGAAGTTGCTGCCGACCGTAGCGGCGATACGGATGGCTTGCTGTTCCGCATCCCTGAAATGTCCGCGACCAGCTTTCATAAGGAAAAGCGTTTGACGCTTCGCCAACGGTGCGAGCTGGCGGCGGAATTGGCGACCCATGACAAGCCGGTGACGGTATGGTGTGAAACCAATGAGGAAAGCACGCTACTTGCCAAGCTGATACCGGACGCCATCGAAGTGCATGGCTCGCTATCGCCGGATGAGAAAGAGGCGCGGTTGCTGGGGTTTGCCGATGGCAAATACCGCGCCATGGTGACAAAGCCCAAGCTGGCAGGTTTTGGTGTCAACTGGCAGCATTGCGCCCATGCCGTGTTTGCCTCCATCAGCTTCAGCTATGAACAACATTATCAGGCCGTGCGCCGCTCGCATCGTTTCGGGCAAAACGAAATGGTGCGCAATGACATTGTGATTGCCGACACGGAGCGAGTGATTTGGGACGTAATCGCCACCAAGAGCGAAAAACATGATGAAATGAAGCGCAGGATGGCGGAAGCTATGCGGGAGGTGCAGTTAAGGGCCAATGTGCGCAGGGCATATGACCGCCCGCTGGATCTGCAATTTCCTGATTGGGTCAAAAGCGAGAGGATGAACTGATGAACGCGGATCACCACGGAGCCGGATGGGCTCTATACCATGCCGATTGCATTGAGGGCATGCACGCCATGCCAGCGCAATCGGTTGATTGCTCGGTGTTTTCGCCGCCGTTTGGCGACTTGTTCGTTTACTCGGACAGCGAGCGCGACCTGGGGAACGCTGGTAGCGAGGCGGAATTCATCGGGCAATATCGCTTTTTTGCCGAGGCGTTGGCGCGGGTGATGAAGCCGGGCCGCATCGCTTGCGTACATTGCACCGATCTACCGACGCGCAAGGGCAAGCATGGCTATATCGGGCTGCAAGATTTCAGTGGTGATCTGATCAAGGCGCACACGGCGGCAGGCATGATTTACCATGGCCGCACGACGATATGGAAAGACCCGGTGGTTGAGATGCAGCGCACGAAGGCGCTGGGCTTGCTCTACAAGCAAATTCGCAAAGATAGCGCCATGAACCGCGTTGGCATGCCGGATTACATGCTGTTTTTCCGTGCACCCGGTGACAACCCGGATCGTGTCGAACACGCCGCTCCGGGCGATGCGGAAGCCGTCAAGATCGCCAAGAAATGGCTTGATGAAATGCACCGCGCCGGGCTGGCATCCAAAGTGCCAAACGACAAGATGCTGGCCGAATTGATCAAGCACGCCGAATTTGACGTGTACGAATGGCAGAAACTGGCGTCGCCGGTATGGATGAATATCCAACA